ATGTTTACAAATAAGAAATTAATTCGATTTGGTTTATCGTTATTTGTATTTTTAGGGATAATTAATTTTACAATCAGCTATTTCCAAACATATCTTGAAACAGCAGCAGATATTAAATGGATAATTCCAGAAATTTGGAAAACCATTTTGCTAGATGTTCCTCAAGGGATACTTGTTCTTTTAGGCGCAATTGCTTTATATGATTTCACAAAAGAGGCATCACAAAAAGACGCATCAATCTAAGTGTGTCTTTTTTCTATTAGGAATTTCATAGAGAGTTTTACTGGAGAAATAGAATGAAAAGCCCTAATTAGGGCTTTTTTTGTTGGAATTTCTTATCCGTCATAGAAACCGGTCACTTGGAGGTGTTATAGCGAAAGCCATTTACAGTACAGAAAAATCTAAGCAGCAGACGGAAATATATAGGATATGGCATCATAATTATTGAGAAATTAATTGAACTTAGTAAGTATGAAGATATGACGCTAGAATTCATATTTTTTAATTTTTATTTATCCCGCTATTTGCCGGGCAGTAAGCCCCCCCTCAAAATTCAGCGGAAGCAAAGAAGTTAGGTAGGGGATGAACAAAACCCCACTGATTAAAGTTTCACTTTATAAAAATGAGCCCATAGTAAAAATAGGTATATGAACAAGGTGCATCATCTAGTGATAAGTCATACTTTGTTGGTGTACGTATTGAACTTAGTTTATAGCGCTATTTCTACTTAGATGTAACGAACAGGAATATAGGGAAGTATCGATGAGGTTGTATTTTATAAACGGAGGTTATGAAAATGAATCAGTTTCAACAAGAACTACAAGCGTTAAGCCTTAATGATTACCGGTCTGGAAATATTGTCTATTGGGACCAGCAAAACCAATATCCATATTACTATATTGAAGATGCTGCTCGTCGCTGTGGCGGTTGTGGTCGTTGTGGCGGTTGTGGTGGAGGTCGTTGTGGCGGCTTCCGTTGTGGTGGCTTCCGTTGTATTGGTTGCTTCGGTTGTTTTGGTTGCGGAGGCTGTGGCGGTTGTGGCGGCTGTGGTGGTTGCTCTAACTGTTTTGATGGTTTTACTGATACTACCGGTACTATTGTAACGTATGAATATTGATAACATCTATCTTGCTAGTTGCGGGCAGTAACATCCCAAAAAAAATTCAGCGAGAGCAAAGAGAAGTTAGGTGGCGGACTGCCCATAAAAGCCCGATTGGTGAGAGCTGATTAAAGTTTCACTTTAGCAATTAAAAAACATTAGTTATATGTACGTGCCGACAAAGAATATAGCCATTATTAATGGATATATTCAATCATTCAAGTGAAAAAGTAACAATAAGATATATAGATGTAATCAAGATGTGATGGATAAAGCAATGACTAGATTTAAAATCTAATCATTGTTTTTTTCTTATGGTTTTATCATTAAATATCTGTCTAGTTTGGGCATTGCTTCCTTCTAGCTAATGATTTTATTACAACCGTGTAAGGTTAATGTAATGTTAATCGATAGTAAAATAAGTTGCTTAAGTGTATTTTAAATAAGATTAAAAAGTACTGTTTATCTACAAAATAATAGGGTAAATACTATGTAATTAGGAAGTGTATGAATATGGTTGAACTAAAATCTATTTTCCATTCGTATAAACTAAAGAGAAAAATAGCTAAAGATTTATACGGAAAAAGAGATGAATTATCACTGTTATTAAATGAATTTAATAATATGAAATGTACAGTAACATCTGAAAAGAAGAAAAATAATATATTATCTCGTTTGCAACTAATTTATCAAAATATGAAATCGGATAAGCAGTACCCTCTAGCAGTTGCTTTTGATAGTAAATTATTGGAGCGATTAGAAAAAGAATCTCTACATACTATTGAGGAGGGTGTAACATGTCTACATTTAATGTTAGATATGAATTATGAGAAGATAAAACAATATGGTTCGGGTACAAGTAGGTCATTCGTTCCATTATCGCAGTCTTCTATTTGTCTTGCTGATTGTATTTGTTTAACAGGAGTTGTAGTAGGTTTACTAGGAGCAATTTCATTTGGGGGATTACTGTTATCTATATGTTCAATTACATAAAGGTTGATATTTGTAAAAAGGGCACCGAATTAAGGTGTTCTTTTTTGGTTTTTTTGTAAAGTTATTGTAAATGATAAGTACAATGCATTATGTGTAATGTATAATTCGAATGTATTGAAATACAAATATTATAGAGGTGTTATACATGATAATTACTTTGAATTTTTAAAAGAGTCGGTTTGATAATAGTTTATGTAGATAAACAGTTTTTACGTTTCTTTTAAATACTTGGTTTAAATGGATTAGATTAAGTAACTATTGTTCTAGCTTTTTGATAATCAAGACAACTGAAGAAAGGAAGGAATCATTTTATGAAAAAATTAAGGCTGCTAACATTTGAAAATATAGTAGAACCCCTTTTAAATGAAAAGGTATCATTTATATACTTTCCTATTGAATGGCTGGACATCGTAGAGATACATTATAAGACATTTTTATTAACGAGTAAGTTGAAACGTTTGAATGAAAGATTGTATGATATGTTTTCGGATATATTGTTTATTCAGCATAACCCGTACGTATTAAATGAAAATACACCATGGATTGTATCGAAAGAACCTATTAGACAAGAGCAGCTCGATTATATTTTTCAAAGTTGGTATGAGATTATTCATGATTGGAAACCAAATAGATTAGTAGAACCACCAAAATATGAATGGCAATCCGATTTGATTTCTAATTTGCCAGTACTACATGATAATGAAACGTATTCTAAGTGGGTGCCCGCTTTAATCTCACATATTTTTTGTGAGCGTCCTATATATTTAGAAAATACAAATGAAGAAGAAATCTATTTTTCCCCTCTTAGATCACAAAATATTTGTGAGGCGATGTCTGGGCCGATAAAAGATGAAAAAACACAAGATTTTTTCTCCTATGTATATCGATTCGAATGCATAACCCGCGGTGGTGAGAACGCTCCATTATTAAATATTTCAATAGGAATTCGGAGATTTTATCAAGAATATAAGATGATAGGTCAAACAAACCCTGATATGACAACGTCTGTTTGACTTATTTTGATGAAATGCAAACATTTTGCAAACATAGGTTATCCAAAGATACTTTTACTGAAGTTTTTAACTGCTTCTTCCTGCATATTCGGTAAAACATGAGAATAGACACTTAATGTCATTGAAATATCTGTATGACCTAATCGCTCACTGATGATTTTAGGGTTAACTCCTTGTTTCAATAGTAGAGTTGCGTGTGTATGTCTTAAATCATGGAATTTAATTTCTTTTATACCTACTTTGTGTGTCATCCTAATGAAGCTTTTTCTGAAATGTGCTCTTTTTATGATTCTTCCAAACTCATTACAATTTATTAAATCTTGATCTAGATAAGCAGAACCAAACCTTAATTTCTCTTTATTGATTAAAATTTTATGCCTTTTTAAGGCTGCTATTGTTTCATTAGGTACAGGAATTGTGCGTTTTGATGAATTTGTTTTTGCAGTTGTTTTGATTTTATTGTCATGACCAGATGTTTGATTTATTGTAACAGTATGTTTTTCAAAATCAATGTCCTGCCATCGTAAACCTAGAACTTCTCCCAGACGCATACCTGTAGTTATTGCAAGTAGATACCCAATGTGATATCGTGATTCTTGTGAATGAGCTAAAAACTTTTTTACTTCTTCCTCTGTCCAAGTCTGGATAGGGGTTTTTTCTTTTTTAGGTATCTCAGCAAAATCTGCTGGATTTCGAGAGATAATATTTTGTTTTACGGCTAGGTTTAAAGCGCTCTTTAAAATTCTATGCATAAGCAGAATAGAATTGTTTGCAATCCCTTTATCTATCGCAGTCTTATAGCATTTTTGAATGTGCATAACATTTAATTTATGGAGCGCGACCATTCCTATACTAGGTATAACATGTTGGTTGATAAATGCCTTATAGCCAGCAAAGGTACTCTTTTCTATGCTCATACTTTTAATTTCTAGCCAATGATTTAGGTAATCTTTTAGCGTAACTTTAGATGGCTCTATAAAAGTTCCTTCATTTAACTCTGTAATTTTCTTTGCCACATCAGCCTGTGCTTCTTTTTTTGTCTTATACCCAGAAAACCACTTTTGTCTTCTTTTTCCTGTCTCTGGATCAGGTCCGATATCAATAACAATACAATACTTATTTCCTCTTTTTCGAATATGTCCTTTCACTTAAAACACTCCTTCATTTGTTTTGAATCATGTTGTATAAGTCTAGTTGTAATTTTGCTGCTATGAAAATTACATGTTTGGACATATCAGCGATGGATATATTCTACCATATATAAACAAATTCAGTTATAGGATATGATTGTCATCCAATGTTAAATAATAGTAAAATATTAATAGAATTAGATAAAGGAGGATGTAAGACTATGAGAAAATTCACAAATGATCCAGGCGGACATAAAGTAACTAATCCTGGTGTAGGGTGGCATAATGAACCGGGTGGTGGTTGGAAACACAATCAAGAACCTGGTACAGGCTGGAAAATGATTTCTGATCCAGGCGGCGGTGGATGGGATATAAGTTTAGACCTTGGAACAGGCATATAGTACATAGGTGGAGCTTAACGGCTCTTTTTTTATTGTAGAAAAAAGAGCCGTTAGGCTCCCTTGAGAAACGTTGATATATAACGATTTTAAAACTTTCTCAATAAGAATCAGATAACTACACGACTGAATTTTGGGAAAAATGTGATATTATGAAAATAATAAAATAAACGGACGTGAAAAAGACCTACGACTGTGCAAGTGGTGCTCGCAACACCCTTACACCGTCCTCCCTAAACGCGCTAGGGAAAACACTTGTCATAAGTCTCAAACATAATTATAACACATAGCCTAGATATAATGGCACGTTTTCCTGTAAATATAAGACATCTAGGGTAACGTTGTCTTTTTTGTCCATAAGGAGGACAAGGATTGTGCAAGTTTTATTGGATTTAAATGACATGCAGGAGTGTCTAAAATCAAATGGTTATACAAATCGTAAATTGGCAACACGTTTTAAAGTAACGCATACAACAGTAAATAGTTATTTTAAGAAGCAAGGTAAATTTGATTTTATGCACTTGGTTGATGCGCTAAAGCTATATAAGCCTAAAAATGTTGATTTTAGAAGGGAATGCATCAAAGAGTGTATACCTACACTATCACATAAAAATTTGAAATTAGCATTAGAAGTGTTAGATATGTTTGGAGAATATGATCTTCAAGACCTAGTAATTCAACGAATAATGAGTTTTAAAACTAATAAAAATAAAAGCGAAGAAGAAAAGAAAAAAGGCAATTCAAAAACTGTAAGGATAAATTTAAATTTGGTTCCATTATACAAAACATTAAGAGAAAGAAGTGAAAATACAACTACTCCTAAGAGGTTCTTTGAGAAAGTTGATAAAATGAGAAAAAATCAAAAATACTCAGATAAAGAGCTGGTAATAATATCTGTTTTAAATACAATTTACTCTTTTTTTGATTTAGGTAATTATAAGATGGTCAATGAACATATTCAGCAATTATTACCGGACATCTTGGGAATTAAATGTCATACATTAAGAGATTCTCTTTTATTAAGAATAAAAGAAATGGAAGTTTTCGTTGCACTTCACGAAAATAATTTAGACGAATCACGTGAATTATGTTTTGAAATAATAAATGATCAAAGTAATTGCTATGTCAGCACAAAGGCAGTAGCATATTGCAAAATTGGAGAAAGTTATGTTTTCTCTAATTATCAAAATGCTAAAGAGTACATGGAGAAATCATTAAATATAATTGGTGTTCCAGTGAATAAAAAATTAGAAGTAAGAAGAGAAAAAGTACTTAATACACTATTATTTTTAAGAATATATCATGAAAAAGATTTACATACCATTAACCCAGAAAATCTAGATGATGCTGAAAAAGCATTCTTATATGTAAAGCTAGGTGAAAATCAAAAAGCGATTAAAATTTTACAAGCTTTACAAAATACAAATGGATATCTTAGTAGTTTTCAATTGTACTATATGGGGCTTGCGGTGGGAGGAGAAGAAGGGAAGAAATACCTAGAAATGTCTATAGAAAGTTTTTCTAAATCAGGTGATTATTTCTATATATTCCTACCAAAGACAGCATTGGAATGTTATAATTGAATTATACAAAAAGGGTGGTGAAACGCTTGAAAAATAAGCTTTTGAAAATAGTTTTCACTATTGCTACTGTAGCTTGTCTTTCTATCACAGCTTTTCAGGTGACAGAAAAAGATAAGGTGCAAAGTGCTAAAGAACAAAAAACAACTTTATATATGATTGATCCAGGCCCAGGAGGCGGGTAATTAATATAATATTAGAAATGACACTATCAAATTGATAGTGTCATTTCTGCTTTATAGGGAATGGAAACATTTTGACTGAAACGACAAAAACTTTCCACTTTAAGACGGTTAATATATAAAACAGGATGTAAGGGGAGAATTAAGGATGACGAAAGAGGAAATTGTAATCCTATTTTTAGATACTGTGAAAGAATATGCACCAGATCAATTAGAAGAATATATAGCAGAAATTAAAAAAATAGCCATTCCTAATTAAGGGGCTATTTTTCTGTTTTATTATGGTGTTTGCTAAGAGCTTGAGCGATAGCTAACATTTGTTCTAACGCCATATCTTCTTTATCCTTTGGCAGCGGTTCTAGCCATTCCATGATTTCTTTGAATTTTTTATATTTATCATCACTAGAGTCGTCATCTTTATTTTCTCCGTACAAATAATTTACAGGTACATTAAATCTCTTCGCTATCTTTTCTATGGTTTCACGACTTGGGAATGCTTTTCCATTTTCAAACTTTGAAACAGTCCCTTTAGTTAAATCCACTTCTTTTCCGAATTGTTCTTGATTCATTTTGTTATCTATTCGAATTTGTTTAATTCTATCCTTCATTTCCATATTTAAATACTCCCCTTTTTACGATATATCGTAAATTACGTTAATTACATTATAAAGTTTCCTAGCAAGAAACGTAAAGAGTAAAAAAGTTTCCTTCTCTGAAATTTTTTTGTTAAAAATACTTGAAGTTTCATGTTATGAAACTTATAATGAGTTTGTAAGCATCAGAAGGGAGTGATCAGATGCAAAATCAAAAACAACTAACGGCACTTCAAAAAGCTTTTGAAGATTCTGGTCTTAAATATCATGAATTAGCTAATATGGTTGGTATATCAAAGTCTTACTGCTATAAAATTATAAATTATAATCTAAGAGTTTATTATGATGTAGCTGTAAAAATATCAAATGTTTTAGGTAAAGAAACGGACATTCTATTTAATGAGAAGGAAAAAAATTTTGAATATGAAGTTTCATTGAATGAAACTAAAGGAGGTGAAAAAAATGAGCCAATTACAAGTTTTGCAACATCCAGTAAATGAGTTTGTTTTTATGGAAGGGAATTAAGTTGTTCATGATGGTGGAAAGAAACTTTTCGCAGCAAATTGGAGAGACGTAAAATCAGCGCTTGCAGTAAATAGTTATTGCAACATTTTACAGAAAGATTTCAATGAAGAGATATCATACATAAAAGCATGACGGCCAAGGTTAGTATGATTATCCATCGTTAATATAATTTTGGAAGGAGAAAAAAGAAATGGGATTAGATCAAATCATTAAAGAATCAATCCGCGAAGTTGTTCGAGAGGAGATACAAGCTGCTTTAGCGCAGTTTCAACAACAATCACAACCAAACAAAGTAATGAGGGTGAAAGAAGCAGCAGAATATCTCAATATCGCTGTTTGTAGAATGTATGAATTAGCAAGTCATCCACAGTTTCCAGTGATTAGGGAAGGGCGCAAATTACTTTTCCTACAAAAGGATTTAGAAGCTTGGCTTGAAACACAAAAGGAGGTGATTTAGTGGAAGATACAACATCGTTAGTTATATTCGCAATGTTTATCGCGTGCAGCGCATTGTTACTTTACATTACTTATGAACCAATAAAACAGTGGGCTTGGAGTGACGTAAAACAAAATAAAAAGACCCATGGCAGTGGGTCCTTTAAGAAAAAACAGTTGTTATAAGTATATCACGAAAAGCAAGGAAATAGTAGATGCGTCTAACTGAATATCAAGTACTATTACCTAATAAGTTTTGGATCTTAGCAAAGAGCAGGGATGAATTAAAGCAAATGATTGAACAGTATTTCAAGGCTGGTTATCCGCATTATGAAATTCAACGAATTATCAAAAGTGGACAAGTATATGTGGCGGTTTGTACAAGGAGGTAAATAAATGGCAACATTTCGAGTTAGTAAAAGTAAAAATTACACAACCATTAATAATACAGGTCTTCGAGATGAACGTTTAAGTTGGAAAGCAAAAGGAATATTGGCTTACATTTTATCGTTACCAGATGATTGGGTGTTTTACATGGAGGAAATATCTACTCATGCGAAAGATGGAATTGATAGTTTAAGAGTAGGAATGAAAGAACTAAAAAGATTCGGTTATGTTAGAAGGTTTCCTGTAAAAAACGAAAAGGGAAAGATTACTAACTGGGAGACAATTATTTATGAAGTCCCACAAGTGGAAAATCCAGATATGGAAAATCCACTTGTGGAAAAATCACAAATGGAAGTTCCATTTATGGAAAATCCCAAGCTACTAAGTACTAAAGAACTAAGTACTAATAAACAAAATACTAATATACAAAGTAGTAGTAGCATCTTCTCTTTCTATGAAAATAATTTTGGTATTTTAAATTCATTCATAGCCGAAAGTATTTCGCAATGGGTAAACGATACAAGCGAAGAGCTTGTACAAGCAGCTATGGAGCGTGCTTTGAAACAGCAGAAGAAATGGAATTATGCTGAAGGGATTTTAAAACAGTGGGTTAACAAAAACATTCGTACTTTAGCTGATGTAAATGCAGCAGAAATAGAGTTTAAGAACAAAGGTGAAAAAGGAGCGAATAGAAATGGCAACACCAATGAAAAAACTGGCGGAATCCCTGGAATCGAAGGTGAATTACCATTCTGATCAATGTATGAATCACTCCTATGTAATAGGTGGACAAACAATCATTAAGCCAGTTCAAATGATTATTTATCAAGGTAAGCCTGTTTGTCCAAGATGTGTTGTTGAGCAAAACAATAAGGTTTTGGAAGAACAAGCTAACGCTCATTATAAGAAGATTAGCCGTTTACAGAAATTCAACATGCTGGAAAAGGCTAGTGTTATTACAAATAAGAAAATTCCTCTTTCAAGATTATCTGATTACAGAACCGTGTGTAATGAAACGATTAGTCACAAGAAAGCTGTTGAAGAAACCTTGGAGGATTTAAAGAAAGGAGAAATTAGAAAAGTTGTATTTACAGGAAATCAAGGGACGGCAAAAAGTTTCCTATCATACAGTATGCTTCATGAATTAAATCAATATTTTTGGGATATCAGTCAAGAAGAAGAAAATTATCATCTTATGAAAAGTTGCTTGTACGTTGAATTAGAAGCAATAACAAGAATGATTATGGATTCTTTTGATGATAAGAGCAGTAAATATACACTTCAATATTTCGTTCAATTAATTGGACAAGCTGATTTTGTTGTGTTAGATGATCTTGGCGCAGAAAGCGGGTCAACTGATTCGAATAGACAGGCATCGGATTTCATTCAACGTCTTTTATATGCGGTATCAAACGCTAGACAAGGAATGAGTACATTTACCACAACAAACTTTACTGGAAAACAACTTTTTAATAAATACGATACTAAAACAGTTAGTCGTTTATTAGGGGATTCAAGGGTTTTGAAATTTACAACAGCTGATCAAAGGCTTACAAATTTAGCTTTCTAATAAGGAGGAATAAAAAATGAAAAAAATTCAATTAACGGATGGAATGCCGACAAGTGCTAGAAGAGAAGACCTTAAAAAAGATACGGAGAATTTATTGGTGAAAATTAAAGAAGAATGCTTAAAAAGTGAATTAAGTTATGTGGAGGTAAATAAGGCCCTTCATCTAGCTGATGAAGAGCTTTACAAAAGCGTAATTCATAATACGTTCAAAAAGTCTTAAAATAATTCGAATTGATCTTCTGCTAACTCTTTTTTATACGCATCATATTGGTCTTGATTAGCACCTACAACATAGGCGGTGTTGTAGTATGTTTGCTCATTGTAGAGATCAATTACTTTCGTGCCAACATGTAATAAAGTCCAACCTTTTGCTAAATAATCGTTGGCACGTGAGTTAGCGGAATCATCATCAAATTCTAAAGTAAATACAATATCTTTCATTAAATTTCCCTCCCTTCAAGGGAGATTATACCAAAATAGTAGGTTTGAGTGGGAAAAGATTTTAATAAGGAGGAATAAGCATGTGTGTATTATGTCATGATATAGGAATTATTCGTAAAGAAACTTATCCAGGTGTAGCTCTAACGGAAGGCTGTAATTGTGAAGTAGCGATCCAGCAACAAGAAGAAAACGATAAGCGTTGGCAAGCATGGTTAATCAAATTTGAATCAATGAAACAAGAGTTGCAGCGGAATCAACAACAAAAAGTAAGTTAACAAGAAAAAGGGGGATTTCAGTCGTATGAAGCCTACGAAAGTTGAAATTGATGTTACAGATAATAAAATTTATGTGGTCAAAAATGGTGAAGTTACTCCGCTGAATCCTCCAGCAACAGGGTTTGGGGAACAAATCATTACGTGGCAAAGTGGGAAGGTTGATCGGGTATCAACTACGTATACGGAAAAAATTAAATAACTGGGGATGCGATTATGAAGCAATTAACGATTGATGATTTAATGGGAAGTTTCTGCTACAACGCTATAAGCACCAGTGAGAAGTTTTTGAATCCAAGCTTTGAAGTACATTTTTACGATAAAGAGGAACGACAAAAAATGGATTGTTTTGATGCTAAAACGGAAGTTGAAGCTTGGAATGCTGCGATAGAAGAGTATGGCAATGGAATTCAGAAGATTAGGATAACTTTTTCAGATCGTACTAGGGCAGAATTTTTGGCGCTTGATTAGGAGAGAGATAGAACTGGGGAAAATGCCTCAGTACGATTCGAGAAATCGATTGTGAGAAACTGAAGGAATTAAAAAAGGAGCTGGAGATAATGAAGGAAGTAATCAAGGAATATATAAATAAATTGCAACAATCAGCGCTAGAAAACAGAAAGGAATCTGACAAAGCTTATGATGCTGGAGATTTAGGTTTATCAGGTTACTATCGTGGTCAATGGATTGCGAATGAGGGAACAGCAATTGCATTAGAGACTATCTTAAATCAGCACAAAGAAAAAATGTAGGTTCAGATTTATTAAAGTCAGACCAAATTTGAATTTTATTAATAAAGAAGGAACGGAGGAATATGTAAAAGACTTTGAAAGATCCATAAAAAAAGAATTCAGTAAAACTCTGAATTCTTTTACATGTATTTTTATTTTTTAATCCATTTAGAAATAATAGGATAATGAAAGTCTTTTTCTTGTAGCACATATAAAATTCCTTTTATAGGTCCAAAAATTAACAAAAGAAGCAGTATTAGATATAAAGGAGCTATTCCGAAAATAATCAAAGCGTTGTTTGAAGCTAAGTCTAAATTAGATAAAGATAACATTAAGATTCTTATTACGAATAGATTCCAAATCATTGTAATTATCCAAATGAATAGCTGGAAAAAAACAGCTTCAAGAATATTTTTTCGAATGTCCTGTGATTTGCATAAGAAATAAAAAATCAATGGTAAATAAAAAATTGTGACACTAAAGAAAATAAGAATAAAAAAAGATAATACGGTAAGAAAATGCATAATTAATTTTATGTTCTTTTCTTGAGTTAGGATCATTAGGGTCCTCCTATATGTATGAGATTTGTTGTGCTTATTAATATATATGCTGTAGATAATTATAACATAAAAATTAATTGGAATACTGCATCGAAAAGAACACGTATTAAATTAAACAAAAGCGTGATTTGAAACTGTTCATGAATCAAGAGCACTACCGAAAGTGCTCTTAGAAAATACATTTTATATTCTGTTTTGAGCTACGATCTTAATATTCTCTGGTGGAATGATATCTTGAATCTTTTCTTTTAAATCTACTTGGACCATTTCTTCAAGATGTTCAAGTGAAACTTCAAAGTTTATGCATTCCGCAGTTGCGATGCTTAATAAAGAATAATTTTCATTCTTTTTAACAACAAGATATTGCGATTGATCTGTTATTACTATACACCCTTGTTGAATGTCTAATTTACGATTGTCTTCAAAAGTCATAAATGTTTCTCCTTTTATATGTATTGCCGATAAATAGTTTACTACATAAATACATTGGTTCATATTGAGAAACCTTACATTAGTATTACAATTTTATAAGGTTTCTGAATATCTTGTGGCCTAGTAATAAGGAGAGTGTTAAAAGGTTCAATTGAATATTTAACAAAATCCTTATTTGAAAACAAGAAGCCCTAGAGTTAGGGTTCTAGGGCTTTTTGTTTCGGTATTCTCACATGGTTTTTCAAAAAGAATAGAACATATTGAAGATAACATGTGAATGTTTCATAAATGTATCAAAAAAGTGAACAAAATCGCTATTGCAGAAGAAGCAGAAATCAAGTTTCTAATACGTAAGTACGTAAAAGGTATTATTTCCAGTGGATAAAATGAGTGTGGGGCTTCTAATCATTATTTTATGGGAAGAAAAGAATATGTTATGAACTTGGTTGAATGAAAAAATGAAAATTTTACTTTTAGAGTGAAACTGAACAAAATTCTTATTTGAATCGAAAAGAGCACCACTAGGGCATATGGCGCTCTTTGACCAAGAACTATATTGTGTATTTTTTATAGTCCGTATAAGTATATGGAAGTTGAAAATGAAGAGTGAATACATTTGAAACAAAATCTTTAGTTTAGAGAAAGGGATTGTCTGAAATGAGTTTCAGCTAAGCACTAAATATAATAAATGAAGATGTATATGCAAGCGAAGAAAATGCCAAAAATTATTAAACCCATAAAAGCAAATGTTTTAGCTGTACCTTTCGGAGCAAAAATAGCTAAAACAATTGAGATAGGTATCAAAATTAAAAAAGGACCGGCAAAATACAGATTGAAAAATAAAAATGCAGTTAAAAACATTGAAATAAAACCAAAGTATTCTCTCATTTTGTTATCCTTTCCCGAAAAATGAATTATACAGATTATACCATGAGGGAATTGAATCAGAGTAATTTTTAAACAAAAACGCTATTTTATTAGAAAAGTAGGTGGTGCAGTGGGATATACATTCATATTTTTACTGGGCTGGATTATAGGCGTGATAACGGGATTAGTAGAAAAAGTGAATAGAAAAATAAAGGAGAATGGATATGAAATTACAAGACATAAGGGAAGATAAATCGCTTTGGGAAAAGATGAATGTTGAAAGTGTAGGGAATGTACTTTTAGTTGAAGAGAGCTATTATGACGGGATTGTGGAGCTTGTTGAAAAAGAACAAGAAAAAACAATTAAGCAATTTCAAGTTGAGGATATTGATGGTTGTGAGTTCGTAAAAAGTAAAACTGCAGGAAATATGATGATTTCATTTGATCAGGATATGGATGGATTTGATACAGGAGACATTTATGTTGTTTATGCAGATGGATCAGCAATAACAATCGCACCTGAAGAAGCGCAACGCCTTATTGATTCAAAGGAATGGACAGTTTTCCGGATGTAGCCTTTATTAAGAAGAAAGGGGAATGGGGAAATGATTGAATCGGTGGAGATCGAAGGCCAGTTATCAATATTTGATATGGATGAAACAAAAATTAAACTGTACGAAGTCTTAGAAGCGAATGGCTACCATTGCGAGATTAGGAGTTATTATCTACACAACGATTACTTGGGTAAGGTTAAATACTTCTTCGTTAGAACAACTGATGACATGATCATCGATATGTGCTTGAGTCAGTTTCCAGAAGTGTTTACGGTGTATGAGGGATTCAGTGAAATTGAGATCAAGAAGATATACAGAGGCAGATTACAATAAAAATCTCATTTTGTAGAAATAAGTAAAAGAAAAAAGAGCACTATGCATAAGTGTTCTTTAAGATAGGAGGTAACACTTTGAGTTGGATACCTAAGTTAAAAGTATATGGTGTAGAAGTGATATAAGACCTAAAATTTATAATTAACTCAATACAAAAAAGCAGTTAACAATCGTTAACTGCTCGGTCCTCAGAGAAAGAGGAAAAGAACATTACAGAGGTCACTGTCAATTCAAGCTGTATCAGCCCATTTATAGTATTGGACATACTTTAGAATTTTATTCGGACAGACAAACTCAAAAAAGGCAGCTAGTAAAAGCCAACTGCTCAATAGTTTCATATTTTACGCAGGGATGAAATAGTGGATCTAATGAAGTATAGCTTATATAAAGGTGAATATCATTTGTATGTTAATCATAAAGGGATACGTTCAATATATGGGCGCATATGGTGATTTCTAATATGAAAAGAAAGCCAGGGGCCCCTCTTTAATATTTATTGGATTCGCTAGAAAAACGAAAAGCTTCAGATATATTAAGGCATTAAAAATTTTGTGAACATGAAGTGCAAGGTCCACCAGTAGGTTGGAATACAACATTATCAACAAAAGCTGTTGCGCCTTCTCCACCCGTAGCTAAGTTTTGGAAACTAATACATGCTGTAGTTACATCAGCAGGTATACATACAACAAGGGTATAATGTTGGAAGCCAGCTTGTTGTTGATTTGCAACAGGTACAATGTGCGGAATGTTTAATGGTCCAAGTGTTGTAGGGTTAGGAGGACATCCTTGACCAAGTTCTGGAAACGATACAGAAGCAACAAGGAGTGCTCCATCTCTTATATCCCCAGCAAAAGAAAGGGTAAAGCAACAACCTTCGCCCACATCAACAGATTGGGTCATAATTCCACCAGGTCCAATAGAAACAGCTAAAGCACTCAAGGATCCATTTGGAAGAAAACGACCGCTGTGCGCATTTGGAAATCCTACTTCTGAAACATTTCCCGTTACAATCCATCCTGGAACTGGAGTACCTGGTGTTGCAGGTTCATCAAATCCAGGGTTATCAAGAACATTCGTACATGGGCAACATGCCGTAGCAGCTGGTCCCGTAGGTCCTGTAACTCCTGTAGCCCCGGTTGGTCCAGTCGGCCCAGTTGGCCCAGTTGGCCCAGTTGGCCCAGTTGGTCCAGTCGGCCCAGTTGGCCCAGTTGGTCCAGTCGGCCCAGTTGGTCCAACTTGAGGTGGGGGTACAGGGGGGAGAAAACACTCACATGGAATATGAAATTTCTTTTTAAATTCACTCATTTTTACACCATCCTTATCATTCACCCACTTACACACTACAACTTATGAATTGGTTAACAAACAAGTATAAGAAAAAGGCCCTTGAAAATTAAAATAAATAAAAAAATAAGCCCTTATGTCACAAATATAAACCCATTCCATAATATATAAGGAACATGGGTTCACTTCAAAAAGCTTTTAATATATATAAGGGAGTCCGCTTCCTAAATCAATATCGTTGAACCTGTTGCTCCTGTTGCTTCTGTTGGTAAAGTGAATGACGAAGAATAGATGGGAGAGTTGAATCGATTAAACTTGATTCAACAGCAACTCCATGTAAAACAATATTTTCTTCATTCATACCTTTACCTTCTATGATTGCTCGCCATAGGAGGTAAAGGTTGCAAAAAGCAAATCATGAAGTTGGAATGTAATTATATGGAAGTCAAAAGGTTGTTAAGGGGAATTAAAGAATGTATCGAAGTGAATGGGTTGAAGTGGACAAGCAGTTTTATTTTATAAATTAAATAAAAATTTCATTTTATATTAATTCGGAACACAAAAAGATCACTTAGTAAAGTGCTCTTGTGACGAGCCTCATTTTATAACGACTATTTTATAAAGAAAGGAACTCAAAATATTATAAGTAAGTCTAGTTAATTGAGTGCTTTTTACAAATAGAGAGCAGCTAGCAAAAGCTAACTGCTCGGCCCAAGGCAATGGGTGTAGAGTAATGAAAAAGAATACTTTTTCTTTAATACAAAATCATATTTTGATTCTCGATAATATATGAGTATTAAGACAAAAACGTGCAATTAAAAGAGCAGCTAGCAAAAGCTAACTGCTCGGCTGGTTCTCCAAGGGGGAACTAGGAGAAAGTAACTTAATGGGTTGTCTACAGTATTGACCGAATGTTGATTTTTATTCAGGAGGTAGAGGGAAATGAATTTGAACTTACACGATGCAAAATTTTTTATAGAAACACCTGATGGAGAAAGTGTGGAAATAAGGGGCAGTGTTGATTGGGCTGATGTTCCTTCTGGTGAAACGAATGAATCTGATTTTGATTTTAGTAGAGAAATAAGTGTGCCGTGCACTTTTGAAGAACCACAAAATATAAAAGAGTTAAAAGAAGTAGGTTTCACAGAAAGACAAGCCTGGAATATTCATTTTCGTAAAGGCGAAAGTTGGAAAGAAAACTCAACAAAATAATCCTTTTGTTTATAGAAAAACAAGCTACTACATTACATTGATTGGAAATCTTTTCTAAGGTATTCTTAAGAGGCTGGGAATAGTAAGAATATCTTCGAGAGGAAAGGGATTAATTTATGTTAGGAAATTGGTTGGATAAATTAAAAGAACCTAAATGTATACATAGATATAAACTTATTAAAAGTCAAGACAGTGAAAATTTTAAAACCGGTAAGATGGGGATAGTTAGTTATTATAAATGTGAAAAGTGTGGGAAAGAGAAGGAAGTAAGCAAATATACTAATGATGTTAATAGTGACTATTGGGATATTTAAAATAAAAAGCGAATAAAGTCCGGCTAGAAAACTAGAGGGCACCAATTCATTAAAGCAGCAATAAAAGCTGTTTTAGGGATAGGTGTCCTTTTTATTTTGAAAAGGGAGATGGGGAAATGAAGGCGTTAAAGAATCAGTCACGTGGATGGAAAAAGCAATCTAAGCAGGGAAAGGAGAAAAATAAGAAAAAATCAAAAGAGAAATTAAGTACTCGTGAAATTGAGGATTTAATGGGGATACATAGACCTTGCTATAAACGAAGACGTGGAGCAATAAGACAAAAGTAATTTAAAAATAAAAAGGAGTGGTCTTACATGACTAAACAATTATCTTTCTTACCAAAAATCGATAGAACGGCGACACAAGAGGAATTAGAAGGTGTGTTGGAAAGCATACGTATACATAGACAATTTGGGATGATGCGTAAAGAAATGAAAGTCACTCCTTCTTATGAAATACGTGAGCATGGTCCTACACATACAGTTGGAAAACCATTAGAAGATGTTGCTATAGTAAATATTCAACAAAGCAAAAGAGAAGAGTGGCTTGAAAAAATGTCATTACGTATTGATCAGTTTCTAAATCGATTAGGAAACGGACGTGCAGGAAGTATTCAAAGAGATATTATTTATAAACGTTATTTAGAAGAAGAGGATGTGTGTGACTACATGGTTTATAACGAGATAGGGATGTCAGAGCGCACTTATCGACGTTGGAAGTCTAAAGCGTTTTATAAACTTGCTTTTGCACTAGGATTAGAAGTTTATGAGACAGAAGAAACTGGAGGTAATAAATAATGAATTTTGTTCAACCGATACGTGATCCAGAGCAAATACAACAAATTAAAGAATATCTAAAAGAAAAGAATGAACGCAATTATATTTTGTTTGTAATGGGAATTAATACTGGTCTACGTATTAGTGATATTTTAAAACTGAAGGTTGGAGATTTAAATGGCAGCCATATATCAATGCGTGAAATGAAGACAGGTAAGCAGAAACGTATTCAGATTACTGCAGCATTAAGAAGAGAGTTAAAGTGGTACATTGAAGATATGGAAGACTATGAGTATTTAATTAAGAGCAGACAAGGAAAGAATCGACCAATCGGAAGAAGCATGGCATATAAAATACTTAGTACCACAGCAGCAAAGTTTGGTTTAGAAGAGATTGGGACACATACATTACGTAAGACATTTGGATATCATATGTACATGCAGACAAAGAACATAGCTTTGCTGATGGAGATATTCAATCATTCAAGTGAACGAGTAACGTTAAGGTATATAGGAGTAAACCAAGATGCAATGGATAAAGCAATGACTAGGTTTAAAATCTAATCATTGCTTTTTTTGTTCAAGGATAGCAACACATGCTTATCGACTTAAGAACAGAAATTTACGCTTGAACATAAAATCAAATTTAGATGAGCAAAGCTATTTCAAGTGAATAGAATCCACTCTTTAAGAATACATAAAAAATATATATACAAGCGTAGTCTAATCAATACATCATTGGCGAAAGTAGAATTCTATAAATTTTGGAGGAAGAGATATGCAAAAAAAGGTTCTCCTGTTTACAGATTTAGGGATTGATGATGCGTTTGCTATACTCTACACCTTTTTTCGTAAAGACATTCAACTTGTAGGAATCGTGGCCGATTATGGAAATGTATCAAGAGAAAATGTAATAAGAAATATTAACTATTTAAAGTACATTGCGGGAAGAGAAGAAATACCTGTATTCCTTGGTGCTTCTGTACCGTTGACAGGTATATTGACTCAGTATTTCCCTGAGGTACATGGAAAAGTTGGATTAGGACCTATTATTCCACCTGAAATTTCATATCCAGTTTATCCTTTAAATGATATTTATCAAATTATAGAATCGAATTTAGAAGAACTTACAATTATTAATTTAGGAAGACTTTCTTCGCTAGCTACAACTTTTGTATTGAATTTAGAAACAATGCGAAATGTAAGAGAATGCATTTGCATGGGGGGAGCTTTTTTCTATCCAGGTAACGTAACTGCTGTGGCTGAAGCTAATTTTTACGCAGACCCTTATGCAGCAAACTTAATTCTGCAACATGCAAAGAACTTGACAATTATTCCTTTAAATGTGACCCAACATGCGATTGTTACACCCGAAATGGTCCAGCAAATCGATGCATTTCATCGGAATACACAGGATCTTGCAGGGCTTATCATTAAACCTATGTTAGATTATTATTATAATTTTTACTCCAAGTCTAATCCAGGTATAAGTGGAAGTCCTATGCATGATTTTGTAACAGTGTGGTATTTGCTAAATAGGGAGGCTGTTAGCCTTTCGAGAGTACCCATTAAAGTAATTCCTGATCAAGGGGAAGGATTTGGTCAAAGCATTGCAGACTTTCGTTTTGTTACTAATCCAGGCTATAAAACGCATAATGTAGCTTTTCAATTTGATTATGAAAGGTTCAGGAAGGATATTATGGAAACGTTCTTAAAGAAGAGAGTGTAAAAGACTTTATTCATTTTATTTAACGTATAGGAATCCAACTTTTTAGGTTGAAATTCTCTTAGCATACAAAATTTTTGAAATTCTGGCTGTATTTCATCACTATCAAGCTAATAAAATAAAATCCTGCTAAAAATAAAACTTTAAATTGGTGGCCATGTTATTCTACCCCAGTCTATACAGTTACTCATTTTTATTGTGTTGTGCAACTCAAAAGAGGAAGTGTTATGAAGCTATGAATATCAAAGGCTGTAGCAGTTGCCTTAGTTACACAAAATATAAGATATGGGTAACTGGTATTTATATGTAAGCAGTTAAAGGGTATGATTAACATAGATTAATTTACAAAGGGGATGAGTATTTGAAGGGGAATGGTATGCAAGAAATTATGAGTGTAGCTAAAGAATTTGGTTTGGATAGTTTAGTTGATGTAGGAATGGACTTAATGCCGTATGTGAGTAATTTTAGAAATATGGTTAAATTTAATAGATTAGAAAGAAGGATGAAAGAACATAGTGATCAACTTAAGGTGATTGGTCAATTGTCAAAAAGTAGCTCTCTTGCACCTGATTATATAACTGAAAGAATATTTCCGATCGTATTAGCTGATTTAATTGAAGAACATGAAGATGCAAAAATAAGTTTACTGTTAAATGGGTTTGAAAATGTTTTTATTAATGAGAATAAAAATGAGAGTATAGTAATCAATTACTACGATACATTACGTAATCTCAGATATGAAGATATAATGAGATTTTATTATCTTATGGGGATAAATGATACCTATAACAACCCACATATCCTTAGTGAAGAGGCTGCCTTTATATTGAGTATTGATAAAAAGTTAGAGAGATACGAGCTAGTTAGAAGAATACATAGGAAGACAGCGCCAAATGGAGAACCTATAATGGTTGAACCTACTTATGTTGAAAATACAGCTTTTGGTTTAAGATTCCTTTCATTCATATCATTGAATGAAGAAAAAGTGGCAGAGTAGTGACCGCTTTTTGGCAGGAAAAGTGCCGGTTGTTTTGGAATCAACGTGATATATTTGTATTGTGAGAAGTGGCGGAAAACACAACTCATAAAGATTTCTTTATAATCTGTATGTCTAAACGGTTTCATAATGACGGCACATAAAATCCGAAACCAGCAGATGGTACTGATTGAATGTTACCGTCATTAGGGAGAGCTTTTGCTCTTCTTCCAGTTACTTAATAATGTGCAAACAGATTTTTGTAACAACATTACGTGATTGGAAGAAGGGTGAAACTTCATTTACCGTATTCATGGTAATAAAATAAACTTTTGTGAAAGAGCAACTGATACACGGTTGCTCTTTTTATTAAATTTTGCTCAAATCAATATAGTAACCTGAGCAAAATATTCTATGAATCTTTATTGTTTTTATTTTCAATATTAAATGTATTTATAAACCCTAAAAAATATTGAATTAGAATAGCCAAAAATGTTAAATCAAGAAATTTACATGTGATAATGTGTACTACTTGAAGAACTCTAGATAAAGTGTGCTCATTAAGAAATCGCACGTAGTATAGGATATTATCAGAATTTATAGGTAATGCAAAATGGATAAGGAAACTAAAATATGAAAATTCCCAAAAGTTTTTTTCAGACATTGCCTCACCATAAAAACTAAATGTGAACATATAGAGCGCTCCAAAAACTATATCAGGTAGTATTAATATGGTAAAGAGGGCAATGCAAAGCTGTAAACTGAATATTAACCGTTCAAATTTATTTGTTATATTCTTTGGATCTTTAATATGTTTATAAAAATAAAATATTATCTCGAATAGAGAAAATAGGAATATAGAAATTATATAGAAGATTAGTAAGTAAGATATTTTTTCACTGTATTTTGTTGCTAAAAAAGAAAAAAAAGCAATCTTGTGGTTGGATATTATCACCATAAATGATGTAAAACAAATTAGTGAAAGAAAAAAAGCAAGTAATCGATAGACTGGAATTATCAGATATAAACCCAAACTATTAATTAAAGATCCCATAGTAAACCCATAATATGAAAATAATATTGAGAGAAATAGAATGAAAATTAAAAAGAAAATTGGATAAGCATGTGCAAAAATAAAAGCACAAGGTAACAAAAGACAGATAATAGCGTTCACATAATCTTTTAAAGAATATAAAGATTTATTCATAGTATTCACCTCCTAACCAAAAGAATTATAGCAAATAAATCTAGATAATACATATGCTTATTTGGATTTAATATTATATTTAGAAAAACATATGAAATCATACAACAACGCATTGATACTCAAAAGGTAGAAAATACAGTAGCTATGCATAACGAAATGAATGAAACTAAGAGAAACGTGAGAGGCACTTATTAGTATGTTGGATAAAACGATGGATGTATTCCTAGGGAGTGAGGATAATTGGATAACGTTTTAAACGGTAAGATTGCTGTACTTGGTCTTATACCTATCGATAAAAAAGCATATAACAAATATCTTAAACCTCATGAGAAATCATACAAGAAGGCTGGAATAGATGTAAAACAATTCAAGTATTATAAGCTGTATGGACAGAAGCAAATGCTGTATTCAATAGAATATCTTGAAAGAACTTCAATAAAAGAATTGCTGGAAAGAGATAGAGAGAAACAGCAACGTTTGGTAAAGACAGATGAAAGAATATAAAACCAAACAACAGAAGCGTAGGTTCTATGACAGTGGTGAGTGGAAGAGTATACGTGAACAAGTAAAGAAGCGTGACAACTATGAATGCCAAGAATGTAAACGCAATGGTAGTGTTCGTGTGGACACCAATGAATACAGTGAGAGTGCCAAGCGTAAGAAGATACAACTTGTTGTCCATCATATAAAAGAACTCGAGCATCATTCAGAACTTGCGTTAGAAATAGATAACTTAGAAACAGTATGTGTAGATTGCCATAATAAAGAACACGGTAGAGTGTTTGTTAAAAAGATAAACAAATGGGAAAACGATGAAAAGTGGTAAAAATGATTCGATAATAACACCCCCCTTAAAATATTTCATCAAAAAATGCTCTAAGGGGCACCGGAGGAGGGGGTTAACTGTCAGGTTTTTTTCGAAATTACGCACGTAAGGGGGGTGGGTAGATGGCTGTCAGTATTACAAAGTTAAAGGAACAGCTAATAAACAGTATTGATGTTGAAGATTTAGTCGAGGTTGAAAAAGTAGAACGATACATTGATCTAGTTAAAGCATTTAGAAAAATAAACAGGACTATCAATAAAGAAGGTGAGTCTGTTACAGTCAAAAACGGATCTCAAGTTTTTGTTAAGGCCCATCCTCTTATAAGTGAGAGAAATAAAATTAACAGTTCTTTAATTGCTTTAGGAAGAGATATAAAGTTTGTTTGTAAACCAAATATCCCTAAGGCTGGTTATAATAAAAGTGATTTAACATGATTAGGCAAAAGTATGTAGAAGAATACATTGGACTTTATCGAAGTGGAAAAATAAAGTTCAACAAAGAGAGAGAACTGTTAATTAATTATCTAGAAAAATACGTTTTAAACAGAGACGATTTGTATTTTGATGATGAAATGATTCAGGATTGTATCAACTTCGGTGAGAAGTGGTATTTTCCATTGCAGCCATTTCAAAAATTCTTAATAGCATTCGTTTTTTTGTTTTATAAGAAAAATGGACGCGTATTTTATCGGAAATTCCTATGGATGTTAGGACGTGGTGGCGGTAAAAATGGTCTGATATCTGTAATTATTCACTTTTTAATTAGTGAATTGCACGGTATTCCAGAGTATAACATCTCTGTTGTTGCGAATAGTGAGGAACAAGCGAAAACAAGTCCTGACGAAGTGCATAAATGCGTAAAGAAAAATGAGGTTTTACAGAGAGCGTTTAAAACCACATTAACTCAAACTGTTTCAAAGGCTACTGAAAGTATACTAAAGTTTAGAACTTCCAATGGGGATACAAAAGACGGTTTGCGTGATGGTGCAGTTGTATTTGATGAAATACATCAATATGAAAGTAATAAAGACGTTCGCGTCCATATCAGCGGCTTAGGGAAAAAGAAAAACCCTCGTGAATTTTATATTGGTACAGATGGTTATGTACGAGATGGCTTTTTAGATAAACAAAAAGAAAAAGCTATGAAGGTTTTAAATGGTGAAGCTCGTCCTAATGCCGTATTTCCTTTTATCTGTAAGCTTAATGATGAAAAGGAAGTTGATGATATTGATAATTGGGAATTAGCTAATCCTATGTTATCGCAGCCACTAAGCGAGTATGCTGAGGGATTACTTGAAACGATAAAGGAAGAATATGAAGATTTAGAGGATGATCCAAGTAACCGAGAAGAATTTATGACAAAGCGTATGAACTTACCAGTTACAAATCTAGAACGATCTGTTGCAAAATGGTCAGAGATTCTTGCTACAAACCGTCCATTCCCTGATTTATATGCTCAAGAATGCATAGGAGCGTTAGACTTTGCGAGTATTCGAGATTTCGCAGCATGTGGTCTTTTATTTAGACAAAATGGTGAGTACATTTTTAAGACTCATTCCTTTGTGCGTAAAGAATTTGTTGATATTTATTATGGTTATTCTAAAAAAGCTGGCGAGTATAAAAAACAAAAATTTGCTCCTATAAAAGATTGGGAAGAGCAAGGTCTACTAACAGTTGTGGATGAACCAACTATTAATCCTCAACACATTGTTGATTGGTTTGTAGAAATGCGAGAACAATATGGAATTAAAAAGATTATAGCTGATAACTTCAGAATGGAAGCAATAAGGCCATTATTAGTAGCAGAAGGGTTTGAAATAGAAGTTATACGAAACCCGAAAGCAATTCATAGTTTATTAGCTCCACGTATTGAAATGGCATTTGCAAATAAACAAATTGTTTTTGAGGATAATCCGTTAATGCGTTGGTATACGCAAAATGTGTTGGTTGTTATCAAAAGTGATGGAAATAAAATATACGAAAAGAAAGAGCCTGTTCGTAGAAAAACAGATGGGTTCCAATGTTTTGTTCATGCTCTTTATAGGGCGGATGAGATACAAGAAGCAACTGACTTTGTTATAGGTAACATTAAATTTTAATAAAGGGGGTGATAATCATTGGATGGTTAGGTTCAGTATTTAAAAGAAATAAAGAATTAGAATTCATGCTGGATCTGGACATAATAACTGATACAGCAAACAGGCTTCATATGAAACGATTGGCGATTGATACATGCGTTTCATTTTTAGGAAGGACAATTAGTCAATCTGAATTTAGAGTAAGAAATGGTAAAGCATTTAAGAAGGATGAGCTTTATTATCGATTAAATGTAAGACCAAACAAGAATATGACCGCAAGTACCTTTTGGGAAAGGTTTGTTCGCAAACTTATTTATGATAATGAGTGTTTAGTCATACAAGCAGATGATGGTGATTTACTTATTGCAGATGGATTCCAACATAATGAGTATGCTGTGTTTGAAGATACCTTTACTGATGTAAGGGTAAAAGATTATACGTTTAAGAGAAGTTTTAAGCAAAGCGAAGTTATTCATTTGAAGTATCGGAATGATAAATTATCTCCACTTATTGATGGATTGTTTGCAGATTACGGTGATTTATTTGGTAGGATACTAAACTCACAGAAACGTAAAAATCAAGTTCGTGGCACGGTTGATATGGATATGATTGGTGCTAAAACTGAGGAACAAATAGCAAAGCTACAAGAGTTTATAGACAATATGTATAAATCAATCGGTTCAAAAGATATAGCTATTGTTCCACAACAAAAAGGTATTAATTATAACGAGATATACAATGGTGTTGCAAATGGTCCAAGTGTGGAAGAAATCAATAAAGTAACAAATGGTTTTTTAAATCAAGTAGCTATGGCTATTGGTATTCCTATAGCTCTGATATATGGAGAAATGGCTGATGTAGAAAAGCAAACGAAAAATTATATGCTTTTCACAGTACGACCATTATTAAAAAAGCTATCTGATGAAGCGAACGTTAAATTCTTTGAAATGAGTGAATATCTTTTAGGACGAAAAATTGAGGTTAAGGCTGTTTCCTATCAAAGTATATTTGATCTTGCGACAAGTATTGATAAACTCATTTCTTCAAGTGCATTTACAGGAAATGAAATTCGTTCAGAAGTAGATTATGAGGAGTCGGATGATCCAAATCTAAATATCCATCATATTACGAAGAACTATACAAAATTAAATGAATCTGAAGGGGGTGAGAAATGATGGAGCATGTGAATATGAATAAGCTTTTGAACTTAAAACGAGATATTCGTTTTGAAGCTAAAGGTGAAAATGAATACAAATTAACTGTTTATGGGTCAATTGGTGGATGGTTTAGTGAAAACAATGCTGAAGCAGTAAGAAGAAAAATTCAAGATGTTAAAGCAGAAAAAATTCACGTTCATATTAATTCGGGTGGAGGTTCCGCTTTTGATGGTGTAGCAATTTGTAATCAATTAAAGCAGCATAGTGCAGAAATTATAGTTCATATTGATGGTTGGGCAGCTAGTGCCGCGTCTGTAATTGCAATGGCAGGTGATAAAATTATTATGCCTAGTAATACTATGATGATGATTCATCAAGCAAGTACCTTTGAATATGGAAATGCAGATTTATTTGAAAAAACAGCACGAGATTTACGAAAGATTGATTCAGCTTTAGCAGCATCTTATAAAAAACGTTTTGTTGGGACAGACGAAGAATTAAAACAACTTTTAAAAGATGAAACTTGGCTAACAGCAGAAGAAGCGGTTGCTCTTGGTTTAGCTGATGAAATTGCAGATGAAATTGAAATTGATGATACGCAAGAAGATGAAGAAGTGGAAGTTGTAGAAAATTTTAAAGAAGATTTAGTAGCTAAGTATATGAAACAACCAAATAATCAAAATCCCAAAGAGCCTATTCAAGAGCCTGTTAATACAAAACAGAATCTGAGTACGCTCTTTTTAACTTTAGGAGGAAAATAAAATATGGTTATTAAGTTTAATAATTTTGAAGAGAAGAAACTAGCTTTCGCGAAAGCGACACAAGAAGGTACAGCGGAAGAACAATCAGCAGCGTTAAATTCCATGATTGAAGCACTTGCTACAGATGTTCGTTCAGATATCTTAAATCAAGTAAATGAATCAATGGTAGATCGTTCTATTATGCAATCTCGCGGTGCTAATGTACTAACAAGTGAAGAAATGAAGTTCTTTAATGTTGTTGTTGAAGATGGTGGTTTTAAATCTACTGAAACTTTACCTAAAACAACACAAGAGAGAGTTTTTGATGATTTAGTTCAAGGTCATCCGTTACTAGAGCATATCGGTTTAGAGAATTTAGGAGCCGTGACAGAATTTATTTATGGAGATCCAGAGGGTGCAGCTGTATGGGGACCATTATTTGGTGATATTAAAGGACAATTAAATGCTACATTCCGAAAAGAATCTATTACTCAACTTAAATTAACTGCGTTTATTCCATTAGCAAACGACATGTTAAAACTTGGTCCAGTATGGGTGGAACGATATGTTCGTACTATGATTACAGAAGCGATGTCAGTAGGTTTAGAACGTGGTTTTGTAGCTGGAACGGGTAAAAATGAACCTATTGGATTATTAAAAGACCCTAGCGGAAGTGTCACGAATGGAGTATATCCAGATAAAAAAGTTGCTGGAACTTTAACTTTTGAGCCTGGTCGCAAAACAATTAATGAATTAAAAGGCGTGGTCAAATTATTGGCTAAAAAATTAAATCCTGATGGTAAAACAGATGCAGATCGTCCAAAAAATATTGCTGGTAAAGTAGTTATGGTAACAAATCCATTCGATACTTTTGATATTCAAGCAAATGCTACGATTCAAAATGCGGCAGGTGTATATGTAACGAGCTTACCTTTTAATCCAATCCCAACAGAATCTGTATTTGTACCTCAAGGACAAGTGGTTTTCTTTGTTAAAGGGGAATACATTGCAGCGATGGGTGGAACAGAGCCAATCAAGAAGTATGAAGAAACATTAGCTTTAGAAGATGCAACTGTTTATATTGCTAAACAATATGCTACAGGTAAACCGAAGGATAAATACACTTCACAAGTTTATACACTGAAACTTGAAGAAGTAACACCACCGACACAAGGATGATGTGAATGGAAACAGTAATTTCAGATGTAGTATTACAAGAATTTAAAGATAGGATGCACTTGGGTGATGAGGAAGATGATAACCTAAAGCGCATCCTTTCTACGTCTAATAAGGCATTATTTAGGGTTTGTGGGAATTATGATTTAAATAAAGACGAGGAGTTCAAAGAATTAGTCTTTGAACGTTCTCGTTATGTTTATAACGATGCATTAGAGTATTTTGACAAGAATTTTTTAAGTCAGATTAATAGTTTAGGTATCGATAAAGCATTAGAAGAAATTAAATTGGACGGTGATTAATATGCGTCCTTTTCAGTACAAGAAACCACTGAATACAGGTGATTGTAGAAATCGAATTATCATTGAGCAACCTGAAGTAATAAAAGATGATTTGAATCAAGAAGTTGAAACAGGTAATTGGCAAGAAGTAAAAAAAGCATGGGCAATGATAAAGACGGTAAAAGGTTCGGAGTACATTGAAGCTTCGGCATCACAATCTACACGAATTTATCGGTTTGTGATGCCTTATACAACAGGTGTTACAGAATTAATGCGAATCAATATGAAAGGTCGTATCTTTGATATTATCGAACCGCCAATGAATGATGATGAAATGTATCAAACATTGACTATTATCGCAAAGGAGCATATTTGATATGAATGATTTTGCGAGCGAACTTGCTAGAGAATTACAAAGATATGCAAATGTTGTGGAAGAAGAATTACTGACAGCGCAAGAAGAAGTTGCTGATGTTGCTGTAGAAAAATTAAAGCAAGGTAGTCCTAAAAAAACAGGGGCATATCGTAAAGGATGGCGTAAGAAAAAAGAAGGTAATAGTGTTGTCGTCCACAATTCACAAGGACAATTAACGCATCTTTTAGAAAATGGACATGCGAAAGTTGGGGGTGGGCGTGTTCCAGCTCAAGTGCATATTCGTCCTGTTGAAGAGTATGTAATTAATGAATTGCCAAGACGTATGGAGAGGGCGGTTCAAGAATGACATTAGGTGAATTAACAAAAATTCTTGAAGCTACAGGTTATCCTGTGGCTTATTCGCATTTTACAGCAACGCCCGGTAATCCAGTACCAAAACCACCATACATCTGTTTTCTTGTAGACGGATCAGCAAATTTAATGGCTGATAACAAGGTGTATCACAAGATAGACGATGCAAATATTGAGCTTTATACAACTAAGAAAGATTTAGTTGTAGAAGCCAAACTAGAACAAATCCTAGACAATCATGAAATTCCTTATGACTCGTATGGGACTTTTATTGAATCTGAGAAATTATTTCAAAAAATATATGAAACGAGGTTGATGTAAATGCCAGAAAATAAGGTATCTTATGGTTTGAAAAATGTTCACTATGTACCATACAACGTAACTGATGGAGTTGTTACATTTAAAACACCAATTGCATTACCTGGTGCAGTTGAACTAACAAACGAACCACGCGGTGATTTAATTGAATTCTATGCTGACGATATGCTTTATTACTCAGCAGATAATAACCAAGGTTATGAAGGAACATTAAATATTGCACTCCTTCCAGAACAATTTGCTATCGATGCATTAGGAGAGCAATTAGATGAGACGGATGGTGTATTAAATGAGCTAGCTGATGCAAAAGGTCAACCATTCGCATTATTATTTGAATTTGATGGTGATGTGAAAGCGACTCGACATGTTATGTATAACTGTTCAGCAAGTCGACCTAATATTTCATCAAAATCAAAAACTAATTCAGCTGAACCAAATACAAATGAATTGAAATTCGTAGCGAGCCCACTGATTTTAGTGCCTGGTGGAAGACCAATGGTTAAAACGAAGACAACTGCTAAAACAACTCAAACAATTTACGATAACTGGTACAAAGAAGTGTATATTAAAAAACCAGCAGCACCAAAAGGAGCGTAATAGTGAATGGAAAAGACAATTACAATAGACGGAAAACAAGTCAGATTAAAAAGTACAGCAGCAACCGTAAAACGATATAAAGCGCAATTTAGACGTGATTTATTTGCAGACATGCTCAAATTAGGAGTTATTGCTCCTTCAAATCCTCAAGCTGGTGCTACTATTGATTTAGCAAATGCGGATTTAAGTAAAGTAGATTTTGAGGTTGTATATGATCTAGTTTGGTTATATGCAAAAACAGCAAATCCAGAAATTGCTGAACCGATTACATGGTTAGATGGTTTTGATGAATTCCCTATCTCTGAAATCCTTCCAGAAATTATGGATATGATTCAAAGTACAATGGGCGCAAAAAAAAAATAAAAAAAAGTAATGGAGAGCAAGGTGATTTCAGTGATGAAGAATTAACCACTGATACGTTCCTTGCTCTTTGTTATAAAGCGAAATTAACACATTGGGATTTGGAAATTATGACGATCGGTGATTGTTTTGATTATATTGCTGAATTCGCTGAAATGGAGAATCCAGATAAAGAAAAAGTTAGAAAAGCAAATCAAAAAGACTTCGATTCATTCTAAGAAAGGGGTGAGAAAATGGCAGGAAGAATTAAAGGTATTACGATTGAAATTAATGGTAACACTCAACCGTTACAAAACGCTCTAAAAGATGTTAATAAACAAAGCGATTCTTTAGCTAAAGAACTAAAAGATGTGGAGCGTTTGTTAAAGTTTGATCCTGGTAATGTAGAAGCATTAGCGCAAAAACAACAGTTACTTACACAACAGATAGAGAATACAACGCAAAAGCTAGATAAGTTGAAAGCAGCGGAACAACAAGTACAAGCTCAATTTCAAAACGGTAAAATTTCTGAAGAACAATATCGTGCATTCAGACGTGAAATTGAATTTACAGAAGGATCGCTTAATGGTCTGAAAAATAAACTCGGAAACATGAAAGCTGAACAAGAGAATGTAGCGAGTTCTACAAGGCAATTAGAAACATTGTTTAGAGCTACAGGAAAAAGCGTTGATGATTTTGCAGGAGCATTAGGAAATCGTCTTGTGAATGCAATTCGAAATGGAACAGCTACCAGTAAGCAATTAGAACAAGCAATTGGAATCATCGGTCGTGAAGCATTAGGGGCAGGAACAGACATTGATAAATTGCAACGAGCTCTTCGATCTGTGGATGCTGGAAACTCAATACGGCAAGTGCAAAATGAATTAAGAGATTTACAACAAGAAGCCGGAAGAACTGAGAAAAAGTTTGAAGGATTAAAAGTAGGATTAGAAAATGTTATCGGTGGATTAGCAGCTGGTGGTGGAATAGCAACCGCAATTGAAAAAGCAATGGACATGTCGAAGTTAAAAACAAAAATTGAAATAGGATTTGATGTCCCTGAATCCTCAAAAAAATCAGTAGAGGATGCTGTGAGAGGAATTTCAGCCTATGGATTAGATGCAGAAGAAGCACTTGAAGGTGTAAGAAGACAATGGGCTTTGAATAAAGATGTTAGTGATGAAGCAAATGCTTCTTTCGTAAAGAGTGCAGCTGTTATTTCTAATGCTTATGCTGGCATAGATTTTACTGAATTAATTCAAGAAACAAATGAAATCGGTAATGAATTGGGTATTTCACAAGAAGGCGCTCTCGGTATGGCTGACGCCTTATTAAAAATGGGTTTTCCACCGGAACAATTAGATATTATTGCTGAATATGGTGGTCAGCTGACGCGGGCCGGATACAATGCTGAAGAAGTGCAAGCTATTATGGCAGCTGGGGTCGAAACAGGTACTTGGAATTAGATTATAGTTCCCTTGTATGGCGACATACAATGAAAAACTCCTTTAATTCAGTGAAACTCTCAAATGAGACAATACTGAGCGAAGCCTTTTAATTAAGGAACGTGCAACGACTAGTCGAAAGACGTAGGGTGTAAGCATATGACACTCGAAACGGGGAGCAACTCAAGTAAGTTGAAGATATAGTCTAATCTATACGGTGACGTATAGCAGTTCATAGAGAACGGGCGTGACCTTGCGAATCACGTTGAATGTAAATGATTGATAATCTCTTAGATGGTTTAAAAGAAGGGCGTGTTAAAGCGGCTGAATTCGGTCAAGGTGTCGATAAAGCAATGACAGAAGCCCTTGAAGGTACACAAATTTCAGCAGAACAAGTTCAAAAATGGGGTCAAGCTGTAGCTAATGGTGGTAAAGAAGGTTCAGCAGCAATGACCGAGATTGCACAAGCTCTATCGCAAGTTGATGATGAAACAAAGCGTAATGAATTAGGTGTTAAGTTTTTCGGTAGATGATGAATTGTGCCGAAGTAAAATCGCGGTATAAAGCAAAGAGGGTGCGAATCCTAATTTGAACCGAAGGCTATACAAAGTATAGTCAGGGGCAGAGCATAGAGGGTGAAAAGATATAATCCCTCCACGAGACCGCGACACTTTCTTTATAAGTGAAAACGTATGCCGAGCTTGCATTAATATGAAGTGCAAGAAGTAGAGGATAAAAAGCCTTTACGATAACAAAATGACAATGTACGAAGATCAAGGACAAAACATCATTAATACTTTGCTAGGTGCAAAAGATAAAACAGTCGATTTTGGAAAGCAACAAGATAAACTAAATGATTCTATTAAGAAAATGGATGCAAACCCAGCGGTTAAATTTCAAAAAGCAATGCAAGATTTACAAGTTGCGCTTCAGCCGATTCTTAGTGTTATAGCTGATGTTATTTCCAAAGTAGCTGAATGGATTTCAAATAATCCAAAGTTAGCAGCCACATTAACAGCTGTTGCGATGGCTATTGGTATAATCTCAGGTGCAATCATGGCACTTGCTCCTATAGTCATGACGGTCATGAGCTTCTTTGAAATTGGAGCTTTAGCAGCAGCCGGACTTGTTGCAATTGTTCCTATTATTATTGCAGCTATAGTTGCTTTAGGAATTGCCATTTATAAAAATTGGGACGACATTAAACAATGGACCATTGATGCTTGGAATGCAATTGGAGAGTTCTTAGTAGGAATATGGGACGGTATTGTGCAATGGGCAAGTGATACCTGGAATAGTATTAGTGAATCTACATCAGAAGTCTGGAATTCAATTAAGGAGTTCTTAATAGGCTTATGGAATGGAATTGTTGAGTTTGTTGTAACCTGGGGAACCGCTATTTTAGAGGCATACGTTGGTATTTGGACTTCTATTTTTAATTTCTGTATGGAAATTTGGAATGGAATTGTTGAATATCTCACTTCTGTATTGCAAGGAATAGCAACTTTCTTCACCGAAGTATGGACTTCAATATCGACGTTCTTTCAAGAGACCTGGAATGGATTAGTTGCCTTTTTAACTCCTATTTTACAAGGGATTGCTGATTTCTTTTCTATGATTTGGAACGGTATTTCTACAGTGATTCAAACTGTATGGAATTTCATTACTCAATACTTACAAGCAATTTGGACGGCTATTTTGTATTTTGCAACGCCAATTTTTGAATCGATAAAGAACTTTATTGGTTCTGTGTGGAATGCTATTAGTTCAGCGGCAACAACGGTGTGGAATGCTATAGTTTCTTTTCTTCAAGGTTGTTGGAATGGTATTGTTTCGGTTGCAACTTCTGTCTTTGAAACACTTAAAAATTGGATTGTGAATGTATGGAATGTTATTAGTTCCACCACAATGACGGTGTGGAATGCAGTAAAAGGATTTTTACAATCTTGCTGGAACACACTAGTTTCTATAGTCACACCGATTTTCCAATCAATCAAAGATTGGATCGTAAATACATGGAATACAATTAGTTCCACTACAAGCGCAGTATGGAATACGATTAAAAGCTATCTATCTAGCTTATGGAACGCAATTGTTTCCACAGCGAGTTCTGTGTTTAATAACATCAAAGAAGCTATTTCAACTGTATGGAATATGATTAGTAGCACAAGTAGTAGCATTTGGAATGGTATTAAATCAACCCTCTCAAATATTTGGGAAGGTATCAAGTCAACCGCATCTTCTGTCTGGAATGGATTGAAAGAAGCCATTATGACGCCTGTTCGTTGGGTAACTAATGCGGTTAGTGGAGCTTTTGAAGGCATGAAATCAGCAGTATTAGGCGTATGGGATGGTATTAAAAGTGGTATTCGTACAGCTATCAATGGAATTATTCGTATCATAAATAAATTTATAGATGGCTTTAATACACCAGCGGAATTACTAAACAATATACCAGGAGTTAGCGCGCCGACTATTCCACATGTACCGATGCTTGCTAAAGGCGGAAAGCCTGTAGGAGATGGCTCATTTATTACTGGAGAAAAAGGCCCCGAACTGTTTACTAAAAGAGGGAATTCAATTACAGTTACGCCGTTATCTTCAAAAGAAAGATCCCTCGGTATCACTGGAACTATGAATCAACTAATGAGTGATATGAGCCGGATGATGGCTAGTTCAATGAGTCAATTATCAGGGTTAAAGAGTGTTATGAGTGGTGTGTATGGAAATATGTCAAATAGTAGACAAGCTATGGCAGCTAGTGTAGCGAATCAAGTGATTAATTATTCTTCAGGATCATCTGGCGGTGGAGTCATTCCAATGCTTGGTGGAGATTTAGTTATTGAAGTACCTGTTAATTTAGAAGGAAGAGACGTGGCACGCGGTACTTATCGCTATACAACCGAATATCAAGAAAGAGAAGCAAAAAGAAACTCAGACTTTTAGGTTTAGGTTTCTTTTATTTTATAAAGAAATGGGGTGACAGTATGAGTTCTTTTACATTTAACAACATACGCAAAGATTTTATTCAAATAGAAAAGGGGTGGAAAAGACCAGCGTGGGCGCCGTTAAAACGGAAATTTCTAAGTGTTCCAGGTTATCCAGGTGCAAGATTATTAACGACAGAAACTGAAATGCGAGTTTTACCTGTTCCAGTGGGAATTATTGTTCCTGATGGATCTGACTTAGAAACATTAAAAGAAGAAATAGCAGAGTGGTTAATTACAGAAAAACCTGTTGAATTAGTCTTTGATGTAACACCTGATAGGACATACCTGGCGGTTATTGATGAAGATTTTAATCCTGAGGATTTTGTTACTTTAGGTAAAGGTACTTTGAATTTTGTTTGTCCGATGCCATATAAGTTAGGGCCTACTAAAACAGTAGAATTTGAAATGGATGGGCGTGGGTTAATAGCAAATGTTCAAAACAAAGGAAGTGTAGAATCCAATCCAATTATAGAGGTTGAAGTGACAAAGCCTTCTACATTTCTTGATGTATGGAATGGAACGAATTATTTTCGCATTGGATATCCATTGAAAGCAGACCAGGTTCCAGTTGAAAGAAATCAACGTGTGTTATGGGACGAGATGGGGACAACCATAGGATGGACAGATGTTCCTAAAACAGAAGATATGACTGGTGGAGGAAAGTTTAAATCGGATGGATACCGTTTAATGGCCGAGTATCTAGGTGAACCTACGGTAAAAGGTTGGCATGGTTGCATAGCTAAAAAGAATATTCCACAAGGACCATTACAGGATTTCATCATGCAAGCCTATGTACGTATTAATAGTCATCATTGGGATCAAATGGGACGTGTGGAAATAGGCCTTCTTGATGAAAATAGCGATTATGTAGCTCGTATATCGATGAGCGATGTTCAATGGGAAGCCGAGCAAAACAGTGGATTCGCTTCTGTTGGTAATAGTAAAAAACCAGGTGGACAGGTATTCATTAATGAACATGGAGATCACCCAGACACTTGGACAAATTTTAGAGGTCGTTTATGGCTTGCTAGAACTGGGAACAGATGGGAAGCGTATATTTCTAAATTTATTTTAGGTACGGAGATTGATGATGCTGAAAGGTTTGTTGTATGGTTTGATGAAAATAACGTCAATATGAATAAAATTACTCAAGTACAAATCAGTATTTCTCAATTCTCTAACAACATGTTTTGTTCGGAAATGTCTATTGACGATTTGAAAATTTGGAAGGTTAACATGAATACACAAAATAATCCGCCTTATATCTTTGATGTTGGTGACAAAGTAGTTATTGATACTGAGCGAAGTCTTGTAACGATAAATGGTAAAAATGCTATTAATCTAAAAGATATATTTAGTGACTATCCTGTTATTCATAAGAGTTCTAATAAACTAGAAATCATGCCTTCTACTGTTGGAACAGCCAAAGTAACGTATAGGGAGCGATTTAGATGAGAACACCCAGTGGAATTTTACATGTTGTTGATTTTAAAACGAGTCAAATCGTTTCCAATATACAACCAAAAGATTATTGGGACGATAAGCGACATTGGGAGATAAAAAATAACATTGATACTTTAGAGTTTAAAGTATTTGATAATACAGATCATGCAGCGACACTCATGCAGCAAAATTTAGTTTTAAAAGAAGTTCGTGATGGTCGCATTGTTCCATATGTAATTACTGAAGCTGAAAAAGATTCAGATGATAGATCGGTCATTGCTTATGCATCTGGTGAATGGATTCAACTCGCGAAAGCTGGCATTATCAATCCACAGAAGATTGTAGGTAAAACAGTCAATGAGTTTATTGATATAGCTCTTGTGGGTACGAAGTGGAAAAGAGGAAAAACAGAATACGCTGGCTTCCACACGATGACAATTGATGAATTCATAGATCCACTGAAGTTTTTAAAAGATATCGCTTCTTTGTTCGAGTTAGAAATCCAATACCGTGCGGAAGTTGTAGGGTCTCAAATTGTTGACCGTTATGTAGATATGGTGAAAAAACGAGGGCGTGATACAGGTAAAGAAGTAACGCTTGGTAAAGATTTGATGGGTATCAAACGAATTGAGAATTCTCAAAACATCTGTACAGCCCTATTAGGGGTCGTAAAAAAAGAAGGTGGAGACTTTATAACCATATCTAGTATTAATAATGGAGTTCCTTATCTTGTAGACAATGATGCATTTCAGCGATGGAATGAACGAGGACAACATAAATTCGGATTCTATACACCGGAGACAGAGCAAGATATAACACCACAACGTTTAATGACTCTTATGAAAACAGAGATAAAGAAACGCGTTAATACATCTGTTTCTTATGAAGTAAATGCACAAAGTATCGGTCGTGTATTTGGACTAGCTCATGAGCTGATTAATGAAGGTGACACAATCCGAATAAAAGATATAGGATTTACACCGAAACTTTATTTAGAAGCACGGGCAATCGCTGGTGATGAATCATTTACTGATCCTTCACAAGATAAATATGTGTTTGGAGACTATCGTGAATTTGTTGATCAGTCTGAAGAATGGCGTCGTTATTATAAACAATTGGTATCGCAACTAGGTGGAAAAGCAACACAAGATTATGTTGATCAATTGAAATTAATCGCCGAAAAAGCTGAAGCAGACGCAGCACAAGCAATAATTGACGCTGATCTAGCTGATAGAGCAGCACAAAAAGCGAAAGAGGATGCAGGATATGCAAAGGCGTTAGCGGATCAAATCAATAAGGATTCTGCAAACTGGCAAACAGTTATAAAAGAAAGCACTAATGCACCGACAACGGGACTAGTTGCAGGGAAATCATTGTGGCTGGATATCTCAAAAGGAAAGCCGGGCATTTTGAAAAAGTGGAATGGTACAACATGGGAAGCGATCGTTCCAGATACCAAACAACTTGAACAAGATGTGCAAACATGGGTTAATGGCGAGTTAGATAAGATCAAAGGCGATATGGAGGATTTAGTTGATATTAACTGGCTTAATCAGCAAATGGAAGGTAAAGCAAACAAAGCAGACACCTACACAAAAACAGACGTTGATACGGCTTTAAATGGTAAGGTTTCTAATAGTAAATATACAACGGATCAGCAGGGTGTTTTACAGAAATTTGAGAACCAACAAACGCAAATTAACCAAAACGCGAAAGATATCACACTAAGCGCAACTAAAACGGAATTATCAACGGTTGATGGAAAAGTTACTACGGTTGACGGTAAACTAAACACGACAAACGGAAAAGTCGCAGGTTTAGAGGGCGATATGGTCAACGTAAAGAAAGAAGCAAGTGAGTTAAAAGTCGAAGTCGGCAAAATCAGTACGAGCGTTTCTGAAGTGACTGGAAAAGTAGACGGGATGAAATTCGGCGCAGAAAACATGTTACTTGATGTAACACAAAACAATCACCCTGCATGGAATCAGATCGGGAACACTAGAACACCGGTTCAATTCATGAATACCGATGTATGGTCGTCCACTGCTCAATGGTCTGGTTTAGAGTATCGCGTTTACGATATTATTGAGAGATTCCCAGATATCCTAAATAAAGAAGTGACGTTTTCTTGTTACGCTCGATACGCAGGAGCAACGACGGAAAAAGTTCAGTTAAACTTCTATCTAGATGGATCGAATAAGTCTGGGACAAAAGTCGGAGAACTGACAAAAGACTGGCAACGTTTCAATATTACATTCCCGTGGATTGCAACAATTAATACGAATAACAAACAAATGAGATTCGAGCCTATTCTCGCAGCAGCAGCAGGAAAAAGTTTCGAGTTTGCAGCGTACCAATTAGAAGAAGGAAATATTCTTTCTTCATTCAAGAAACCGACGTCCGATCTAACGTTGAACACTGAATTCGTCAAGAAAACGTCCGAGATTATCCAAACAGTGGGCGGAATCACTCAACGTGTAGAAAATACGGAGTCCGGTTTAACAGGCGTCAAAAGTCGTGTAGGGACGTTAGAAACTACATCTACTGGTATTACGGCGCGTGTAACTGAAGTTGAAAAAGTAAATACTGCACAAGGCAACACGTTAACGTCACAAGGACAAACGATCACAGAGCATACGAGCGAAATTAACGTACTGAAGAATCAAATCACTTTAACCGTTTCTAAAGACGAAGCGCAGGGATATGTTTCGGCAGCAGGAAGAGAGAACATTATTAAAAACGCGGTTCTGTCTAGCGGAAAGTATTGGGGATTTCATGCAGGTGTTTTGCATGATCCGGCTTTAAATTACAAAGGATACGGCGTTTTAAAAACTGTACAATCTGGTTTAACTGCTGATTCATGGCGTGGAGCGTATACAGACAGATACCCATGTGTAGGTGGTAATTATTACGTAGCGAGCGCGTGGGCATACAGAACAACGGCAATGGATCGCGGTGCGTCGTATGAAATTCAGTTCTTTGATAAAGCGGGAAATCGAATTGGTACGGCTTATTCATCTATTACAGATGCAAACCTTCCTATCAATACATGGAAGAAATTCCAAACGGATGAATACAAAGCACCAGATAGCGCAGTTTCGATGTTTTTCCGTTTCCATGTTGTAAGAAATGGAACATTGATGATTTCGCAGCCTACGTTACAAGCGGGGAAAATTGCGTCAACTGATTTTTACCCTTCACCTTTTGATTATACGAATCAAGAGCAATTAATCAGCGACGTTTCAAATAAAGTCAATACTTCAGACTACAACCAAAAGGTAACGCAGATTGATAATCGTTTAACCATCAATGAGCAAGGATTAGATTTAAAGGCTTCAAAATCAGAAGTATATACACAAACTCAATCTGATGGTAGGTATGCTAAAGATGCATATGTAAAAGAGCTAGAAGGGCGTGTTCAAGTTACTGAGAAAAATATTCTTAGTACTGTAAAAAAAGGCGATATTATCTCTTCTATCAATCAAACGGCAGAGCAAATAACAATTGATGTTTCAAAGCTTGCTATTAACGCAGCGACAATTGTAAAGTGGCTTACGGCTGAAGGAATTGATACCAACTTTATATCTGTTCGTGGTGATAAAATTATCATCGATAAAAACGGTGTAACTGTTAAAATGCTAGACTTCCTTTTTGAAGATGAATGGGGAACAAAAACAACTGCGGTATCAAGACGAAACCTAATAGCGGATCCCGACTTTTCTAGTGTTACAAAGAAAAACATTGGGAATGCAGATTATTATGGATTTGAAGGTGGATATGGTCTTACTTGGAAGTCCTGGGGAAATGTCGTAATAGAAAAGAATACACATATATTTGATTACGAGCAAATGGTGAATGCTGCAAGGGTAGATATGTATAACTATCCAGAAGCAATCGTGAATAATGGGATACATCCTGGAAATGAATACACAGTATCTGCTCATTTTAGAGCAGCAATGATAAATGGGGTACGTAAAACAGGGAAGCCGCGTTTACAAGTATGCTGCGTTACATTCCGAGACAATGTAAGTTACGATACATGGCATGAACAAAAAATGGATTTTCCTGAACCGTCTACCTATTATGGAGAAATCAGAAGATACTCTTTCACTTTCAAAGTGCCGACAAACTATATTCCGCAACAGCACGCATTAATTATTAAGGTTTGTTCTGGAAATGCTGATATGAGACAAGGGACAGCAGTTTGTGTATCGGGTGTAACGCTATACAGCGGTAAATATGCATCTATGTATAACTGGGATCGAGCAGCAGCAGAAAGGGCCGATGGTCTTCAACCGTTTAATAGAATTGCTATAGGCGGTGTAAATAACAACATAGGTCCAGCTGATGATGGGCAGACCTTTAATATAAGTACAGAAAAGGATGTAAGCATAAATCAACCTATTCTAACGCAGGGAATAAATTTAGGGCGTAATAAAATGGGCCAAGCTGGGTCCATTCGTTTCTTTGATGGCGGTCAAGGCTATGGGTTTTATTTTATGGGAATGGCAGGACAATGGTACAAGCTACCTAACGTTTAGGAGGAAAATATATGGATGCTTACAAAGATTTACAAGGTTATCCCTTACAAGCAGGGGAAGGTGCTCCGTTTGCTGGTAGGTTAGTAGATTCAGAAAGAAACGAAAACGGAGTATTTGTGCGAATTCCTTTTGATATGCTAAACAATGCCGGTTTATATGGTATTAATAAAGTAGAGGTGTGGGGAGAAACGGATGGAACGATATATTTCCGTATTGCAACAAGATGCGAAATATGTAAACGTGGAGCTCGTCTGTACGCACTGGATATGGGGTTTGCGAAAAAGAATATTTGTATGGAGTGTTATACATCACTTACCAGTTCTTATCCACCACAAGAACCACCAAAACCAACTAATGAAAATAATAGGCAAACAGAGCAGGAGCAGCGATAGCTGGTCTTTTTTTATTTCTGTTTATATTAGTTTTTAAGTATTTAAATTGTTAATTATAATATATAATAAATATGATTTTATTATCGTATAATTTAATGTTTCATTTAGGAGGTATATTATGAAAAAGAAATTTATGTTAATGATGCTTTTGTTTGCATTAATGGTAGGATTAAATCCTAATTCAATGACAAAAGCAGAAACCTCGAGCGCACAAGGTGAACAATTCGAACAAGGGAAGTATGATTTACAAGCGGAGTTTTCTTTTGGTCAGAATTGGAATAAAAATTCACCTTACGTTGGACCGGAAACACCTAGAGTGAAATGGGAGTATAAGGTTTTTTACAAAGAAGGTGGTATTCAAACATTTTACAGCCAACCAGCAATTGGAAGTGATGGGACGATTTATATAGGAAATGCAAACCAAAAACTGTATGCATTTAATAAAGAGGGTTCAGTTAAATGGATTAAAGATGATATAGCGAATATTTACACTTCACCAGTTATAGCGGCAGATGGAACTATTTATGTTGTAGGAGGAAAATTAACAGCTTTAAATCCAGATGGTTCAATAAAATGGCAAACTAAAGATAATGGTTATGTTGATACTCCTATTCTAGATAGTGAAGGTACACTTTATGTACGCTATGCTGCTTATGATAAGAGAACAATACACGCATATAATTCAGATGGATCAAAAAAATGGGTATCAAGTGAACTGTTTAAAGGAACGACAACGGGAACTAATTCTATGCTTATGTCAAAGGATGGAATCATTTATACTGTATCTTCAAGTGGTGAAAATTATTATCTATATGCTCATGACAAAGAAGGTAAAGAATTATGGAATAAAAAGATTAAGGGTAATGGAGGTAATCCTGGTTTTTCTTTAGGCTTGAATAGCGAATTATATATAAATGGTGGGTCTATTATATACGTTTTAGATAAGGATGGAAATATAATAAAACAATGGGAACAGGATGAGATTAGTTCGAAATCTGCTCCTACAATATATTCAAAAGATGGAACCATTTATATAGCTAAAAGTGGTGGTGTATATGCATATAATCCAGACTATACACTGAAATGGAAATATGCAACGGGTACCCAGGTTATTATTAACTCACCGGTAATCGATAAAAATGGTGTGATTTATGTTCATTCATCTCAACAATTATATGCATTAAACCCAGATGGGACTCTGAAATGGAAGACCGAATGGTCATCTCCTATTTTCCATGGTGGTACTTCAAATAACTCTATAAGCATTGGTAAAGATGGAGTTTTGTATATTCTAGGGCATGTGCCTAAGGAGAATAAAGAAACGTATTATTCATTAGTAGCTATTGGCGACTCTTATACAGACACTGTATGCACTAAAGATAGTACATACATGGAAGTACTTAAATCGTTGGAAGCAAAGAGTAAGAATGCTAAATTAACAGATGAAGAGAAGTCGGAAGCACGTGATATTTTAAAGAAATTATCGGATGATCTTGATAAAACAGATAAATAAACTTAATTTGATTAATATAGTTGAATGGTTTTTGAGAAAAGAGGGACAAGTGTCTCTCTTTTTTATTATAAATAAGGAGATGGAAAGATGGATCGCATTGATGTATTAATGAAAACATTTATTGCTACATTCGGTGGTTTTTGTGGGTATTTCTTGGGAGGATGGGATGCAGCATTGAAAATCTTAGTAACGATGGCAGTTATTGATTATCTAACTGGCATGATTGCAGCAGGATATAACGGAGAATTAAAAAGTAAAGTTGGTTTCAAAGGCATCGCCAAAAAGGTGGTGCTTTTTCTTTTGGTCGGAGCAGCTACTCAAGCAGATGCGGTTGTGGGAACAAATAGCGCGATTCGTGAAGCAACAATTTTTTTCTTTGTCGGGAATGAGCTTCTTTCGCTTTTAGAAAATGCTGGTCGTATGGGGATTCCTTTACCTTCAGCGCTAACAAATGCAGTTGAGATTTTAGGCGGTAAACAAAAACAAGAAGATAGAAAAGGAGATGTTAAGTAATGGGACAAATTATTGATATTTCAAAATGGAATGGTGACATTAACTGGCCTATAGCAAAGCAATACATTGACTTCATTATCGCTCGTGTACAAGATGGTTCAAATTATGTAGATCCATTGTATAAAGGATATGTACAAGCCATGAAGCAACATGATATTCCTTTTGGTAACTATGCATTTTGTCGTTTCGTTTCTGAAAATGATGCAAGAATAGAAGCTCGTGACTTCTGGAACCGTGGAGACAAGAGCGCGACAGTCTGGGTTGCAGATGTTGAAGTAAAAACAATGAATGATATGAGAGTGGGCACACAAGCATTTATTGATGAACTACGCCGATTAGGTGCTCAGAAAGTTGGTTTATACGTTGGTCATCATATGTATGCTCCGTTTGGTATGGCAAATGTAAAATCTGACTTTGTTTGGATTCCTCGTTATGGCGGTAATAAGCCAGCTTATCCATGCGATATCTGGCAATACACTGAGACAGGAAATGTACCAGGTATCGGAAAGTGTGATTTGAACAAATTAATTGGTAGTAAATCATTAACTTGGTTTACAGGAGAAAAACAACCAGAACAAGCTATTACCAATGGCGGCTATCAATATGTTAAATCTGGTGGTTTTGGTATTTCATTGGTTCAGGAAGTCGTAAATGCTATGAATGAGCGTGGAACAAAAGGGAAGGTTGTTTCTGATCCATTAACTGGTTTAGCATACTTACAAACTGAAGTACTACCTAATGGCGAGCTTGATAAGATTACTGCTTGGATGGATGAAAGAAACTGGTGGTACGAGTATTTGAAATAATACAAAAGAATAGTTTTACGAATAAAAATAAGAGCCGTCTATTGGGCGGCTTTTTTGTGTTTTATGAAAACTCTAAGGTAACTATAAAATATATTTATAGTATTATTCAATTTATTTTATATGTTATTTTTGTATATTTGAGTCCTAAAGTATAGCTTGGAGTTTTTAGAATAGTTAATGACTAGATACTTTTTTGTTAATTATTATGATATGATTTTTACTATATGAAAAATTTGTAAGGGAGAGACCAGTATTGAATGTTAGGGAAAAGCAAGAGATAGAGAGCGTAAGTATTAGTGCGCCAGAGAAAAAAGAACCTCCCAAGTATAAACAAAGTGCTAACGTACTTTTTAACTTTATGAAACAACTAGAATATTTAAAAATGAATCTCAAGAATAAGGCGTTTTTACCGAGATACTATGAAGAAACAGTATCTTCATATAATATAGGGATTGATAAAATTGCTTTTCCTATGACTTGTTTTTGTGATATCCATTTGCAAAGAATAGCACCACATGTAGAATTTTATGGTACTTTTGGTATAGGTCTAGAAAAAATATGGGGAATATCTGCTGGTGTCCAACCTATTCAATATGCAAACATAAAAGCACCGTTAATTAATAGCTTTTCAGGCTTATTTTTAAAGTCATTGAATGAATTAGATAGAGATCGTCCGGAAATACAAAGTTATCAAGACTACTTGTTGACACATCTTCTTTACTTAAAGCCTTTAGATGGGGACATGTTACGATATGGTGAATATGAATTACGTAATTTTCATGACGAGAGGGAATGGCGTTTCGTCCCTTCAATAGGTCAGGAGGATGATTTAGATTTGTTGATTCCACAAAATTTACTTTCTTCAAAAGTATACGATACATATTCTAAAGGAATTACCAAGCGTAATGATTTATGGTTAAAATATGAATATGAGGATATTAGATATTTAATAGTAGAGACTAAGAATGACAGAACAGATCTTATCCAATTTATTACGAAAGAATTAAATGATGATATTAACGATTTTGAAAAAAACTTATTGATTTCAAAAGTAATTGTTTGGGAAGAAATGAAGGAGGATTGGTGAAAATATGTTTGCGGATTTTAAAAAAGCCTTTAAAAGAAATGAAAGTGAGAATAAAAAAATCCCTCAAGCAATACTAGATGCTATGAGTGATAATTTGCCTTCAGGTCTAAAATATATACAGGATTATAATGAATATTGCAAGGTAATACCAGAAAACGGAGAATTCGAATTTAAATTAAAGAATTTAAATTTCGACGATTTAAACCTAAAAGTTGAAAAAGGAATTAAGTTAAAAAATATTGATGAACTGGTCGAATACTTGTATCGTACACAGCAAGAATTGAAAGGAACAACAAAAAAGGATTTTGTTATTATAAATGGAGAAAAAATCAAATTTTCTGATTTGGTAAAAAGTCCCTTTAGGGATATAGATACAGATGAAAAAAATTTCGAGTTGTCTATTACTCCAGAATCCTTTGGGGCCCCTTTTCCACTAAAGGTAAAATATGACCGAGATAATATTGTTAAAGAATTTCTTATTGAAAGACAGCCGTTAGCGCATATGCATCAAAGTTTATTTAAATCAATAAATAGTGATGCGTTAGAGATACAGTATACAGTTCATGAGAAATATAAAACTTTGAAATTTAATGTGCATATTGATATAAAAAAAGCAAAGACTGTTTTTGAGATTATTGAGGCGTATAAAATGTATAAAGCATTTATAGACGGAACAATTACGATAGAGGGGATGGAACTTAACGCCGTACCTAACGACAAAGAAAGGTCTGCTGCAAGTGCCGCTTTAGAATATTGGGAAACGGTACAAAAAGTTGCTGAAAGATTGGATGTTCAATTTAAACCAAATGAGGGTGAGGAATCTAATAATAGCGAGTGGATCGCTAAATTATGCCGATCATTTATTGAAAAAAAACCTTATAAGCAACGTAGTGGAACAGCTAAATTTATAACACTGCCTCAAGAAAATTGGGATGGACAAGAAATCTTAGGAAAAGAGGCTATGGCATTTCAGTTTACACAAGACGAAATAATTGAGGTATATGGTGTAGAGATTCCATTATATAGTGCAATGGCTATACTTAATTGTAGAGTTGAAAGTATACTGCCGGTTGATGAAAAATACGAGTTTAATATTGTACCAGCAAATGAAAAAGGAATTTATCAAGCAACACAGCATTTTAGTACAAAAGATGAATGTATTAAGATGTTTAAAAATCCTGGAGATTTATTGAAACAGCTGTCAATAGCTGAAGAGCTGTAA